CCCCCGGTCCTATGCCGTGGGGGATCACACCCTGGATCCTTCAACTTCCACACTGCGCTGTCCTGATACCATCGTCCATACCGTTCCTACATCCTGGTTATTCCTCCGTGGACCATGCCAGAAGTCAGTCGATAATGGGCTTTGTACGTGTTTATCGTTGGCTACTTTGGCTCTGTCAAAACACGTGGTATGAATTGTTCAGGTTCGGGACCCCACTGTAGAGGCCAGTGCATCTCCACGCTGTGGACTTCTCGTTTTATGCTGAGTCCTTTTTAGTGGATGTAGTTCTATGAGCGCTTCAACAGTACTTGCTGTTGTTCGGTGGTGGTTTCAGTGAGTATGCCTGATTAGATGCGGCGGGTGAAATCAAGATCTTAAAAGGCCTGTCTGATCTCACCTTCTATCTTGATGCACTCACTTTTGCTCCACCCTTACACTCGTTCAACCCATTCTTAGTTGGGCTGATAGTAGATGCAATCTGGGTCCTGCTTGTTTTAGTGGTTGATCCTCTCCGTTTTTGTCATGCTGACTCTCGACCAGTCTAGTGGGTGTCGTGTGAGGTACCATTTGAGCCCGTCGAGTTATGCTCGGACTATCGGTTTGTCCCACCCCCAGCCTGAGAGTTCTAGCCATTTAAGGTACAACATCTTACCCCATGTTTGTTCCGTTACATTAGACGAATAGGGCATCAGTAGTAGCCTCTTGTCCAGATCCGGGGTCATGCCCCATGATCCGTCGCCGCGGTTGTAGAATTTACTGCTCAACCATTTGGCCTCTTCCGGGTGCTTAGGGGTTGGATAGCCGTCCAACTCCAGGCCCAGGGCTAGCCATGTAGATGCAAGGGTTGCAGCGAATTCATCGGCGAACTCGGCTAGTATGATGTTGATGTTGTCGTCACCTTGTGAGCGGCAGACTCCGATGTCAGATGGTTTTAGCCCGTGTCGTTTTGCTACGACGTCTAGGCAGTAGAGTGCTATCATAAGAGCTCTGAGAGTTGGCCCTTACGATGAGTCACTCCTACCTGTGGCAAAGAGGTTCGTTCTAATGCTGTGATGGGGTGTCTCCATGCAAGTTGATGGATCTGACACCAGCTCTTAGAATGCCTCGATGTCCACTCCAGGCTCTGTCTAGCGGCGTTTTATTTCTCTCTAGACTCCACCTTCTATCGTGTCCCTTAGGTACTGGCATGTGTTACCATCGAAGTTGACACCGTCTACCACTACTAGTCTTACGTCGCCCTACCTCTGCAAGGTTTTCGAGAACCATGTTGCCAGCTCTGCCAAGTTGGTTGTGTGGTTTTACTGATTTGGTAAGTTTTCAATGGCAGTTTTCTGACATAGCCAGACAAAGTAGTTGGTCCTGGCCTTGTTTGGGTCGGGGGCGGCATTGACTTGCCTAGGCACTTTTCCCCAGTCCTGAAGCTTCTCTTTCTTGACGAGGAAGTCCCACGGTAATCGCTTCAACTCATCAATTGACCACTACTTGGTGGCTGTCATCGCTTTCAGTCTTAGGTTTTTCTCTCGTGCGTCATACCTGGCCCACCAGTCGTCCCACCTTTCTCTACATGGAGTCAGGCGGTCTAGCTAGTTCTCCCGTTACCAGTTGCTGAAGTTTAGCAGAGATTCTGGGACAGGATTATTGGTTGGGACATGTACGGCACGTTTATGAGCTGCTATATGCTCTGAGTGCTTGCAGTGAAAAGTTTGGTGGCATAGTGTCTCTCTGTCGTGGTTAGCCGGGTTTGTGATGGCTGGTAGTTATTGCCATGTTACCGGTTTGCCGTCCTAGCCGCATTCCTCTTCGCAGTTCCCTTTGCAGATCATGAACCTCTCGTCAGTCACTTGTGTTGGTCTGGCATAGTTGTCTCCTTTTTAAGTTAGGAAGGAGCAAGTTACCGCAGACTGGTCTAGCCCTTTTGCTTTTTGAGTCAGTGGGCACAAATACCTCTGAGGCGTGAGACTTTGGGTCGTGATCTTGGTGTTGTTAGGGTTCCTCTTCCGGATACCTAGTTTAGTGGCTTAGTCGACTACTGTCTCGGAGTGGACTACTCGGAGTAAGGTGTCAAAGTCGATGCCAATGGCGTCAGCTAGGTTGTTTGGAAGTGCGAGGATTGCTAGCACAACAAGGAGATTTGCAGCGCTTCTGCAGGTCACGGTCAGCAGAACCTAAATTGAAGCAAGTGTGTAATTGTAAGTTCGGAGACTCACAACTAATTGCTATAGGTTGTATATTGCCAGCACAGCCTGGAGCGTGTATTGCAATGTTGGTGTTTAGTTTTCAAGGGTGTGTGTTATTTCGCATTATTGGTTTATGATTGGTTATTCGCATTAGTTTCCC